TTTAAACAATGCAACATGGGATGATGCCTCAGAGAAGGTAAAGAGTGTTGTTAACAAAAAGAGAGGACACTTAAATGAGGCCGTGATGGAACAAATTCTTGCTTCTTATTCTCCCCATGAAAGGGAAATGAGAAGGTATGGGAGACCATCAATTGGTTCAGGACTGGTCTTTCCCATAATGGAAGAGAAATTAATGATAGACCCATTTACTCTTCCAAAACACTGGCCAAGAATATGCGGTATAGACTTTGGTTTTGACCATCCCACAGCTATAGTATGGGCAGCATGGGACAGGGAAGAAGATGAGATTTATATATATGATTGTTACCGCCAATCCAAAGCAGCACCCTCTGTTCATGCCGCCGCGATCAGGAGTAGGCCGGGGTTTATTCCGATAGCGTGGCCGCATGATGGACATCGTAAAGATTCAATGGGGAACCCCGGATTGGCGGAACAATACCGAAATATGGGATGCAATATGCTTCCGTGGCATTTTGAAAATCCACCGGCTATAGGGGAAAAGAAAGGGGGTAATTCCATAGAGGTTGGAATCATGGATATACTCCAGAGAATGGAAAACGGCAAGTTCCATGTTTTTTCAACTTTAAATGAATGGTGGGAAGAATTCAGAATGTACCATAGAAAGGAAGGCAAAATAGTACCCCTGTTTGATGACTTAATGTCTGCAACAAGATATGCAGTCATGTCTTCCAGATTTTCTGTTTCCGGTGAAGATAAAACTTGGACAGGTGATCTTGAATATAAAAACTATGGGATTGTCTGATGGCTTTTTCAGTAAGAGATGTTCTTCCAGAAGATGAGGAAAGGACAAGTAAGTTAGATCAGTTATTTAGATATTTAATTGATTATGGTGAAAGATGGCGTTCAAACGCTTCTGGCGCTATAGAAGATTACTCTAGAGCGCCGGGTAAGTTCCAAGGTGTTTCTGTTGGTCCTATGGCTTCCGGGGCTTTAACTGCATATAATATTGTAGCTGAACCAGCTTTGAGTGATCTTCAAGAAAGGCTTGCTAAATCTCTTTATGAGAACAGTCTTGCAATGCACAAGACTTTCAGTGGTTTTAATTTAGGAGGTCAACAGCAGACTCTTATGAGTCCACCAACCATGGAAGATGCTCGTCAACAGGCTTCTATTCTTATGATGGCTGGTGTAAGAGGAGGAAGGCCACCGGGTGGTGGTATATGGCCTAAAGGCAAAAAGTCTAGGGAATTAGCAAATATAGCAAGGAGGGAAGAGAAGGCTAAGAATCTTGTTGTCCCTCTTGCAGAGGCAGATGCCCCGCCTGAGATAAAGAGTACAGACCCGCAGGAACTAACTCCATATACTCAATATAGGGAAGCAATTAATAATATGTTAGAAGCTTCTAGAGAAAAGAAGCTTGAGTATGGTAATTTAGCGCCCAATGTAATGAATCCAGAAGCTGATACCACTAGACCAACAAAAGATTGGCGAGGAAATTGGGCAACAGAAACAGTTCCGGGCGTAGAATTATCTGAACACCAGAAAACTTTACTAGAGGATCAAAATAAGAGAACTACAGAAAATTTTAACTTCTGGGATAAAAGAGTAGACAAGTTAGAAGAGTTAGCGGGGCAACTTGAAAATGCTGAGAGTGGTTATAGGTCTGGAGATAGAAAGTGGTTTGATAGATATGGACGACCTGTGTTTCCGTTTGAAGATTATACATCTCCACAAGATCTTTTTGAGAAGCAGTTTGCGGGGTTTGTAGAGGATTTAGATATTCAGGCGGATAAATTTTTTGATAGAGCAACTCCACAAGAAGAAAGGGCTAGAGCAGAAAGAGAACAGTTAGCAGAAGAATCCATAAAGGGAAAGAAACACAAATTCAAAACTGAAAGGCCAATACAACCTACTGGTGGTGTACAGATTTCAGATGATGAATATGCTTTGGGTGTAAGGCAAATACATTTTAATGAAGATGGCAGTCTAACTGATGAAGGCGTTAAGCTTTTAAGAGAGCATGATATCCAAGTCAAGACTTTAGCCGAAAGAAATAGAAAACAGGCTTCACCAGATGAAGCTGCTCTAGGTAGATTTGCAGAGATTAAGCGTCGTGAGGAAGAAACTATACTTCATAAGCTAGGAAGGCTCAGAGAAAGAGAGAGGGACTGGGAAGAATACAGGGGAATATCCCAAATGGGTCGCCGTCTTGAAGAAGGGCAGTTGGAATATGAGCGATCTGGCGCAGGTGAAGAGATGCAAAGGCGCTATGAGGAATCTCTAGCAAAAGAACAAGCCAAGCGTGAGTATTATGAGAGTCTTGCGGGTAAAGAATCAGAAGAGTACATGAAGTACCTTCAGGGTGAACTCAAAAGAATCAAGGCCGGAAAAATAACAGGTGATCTGGAATCTGTAAAAGGGCGACAGACACAAGCGACAAAAGATGTTGGAATTAATAGACATAAAGCCCCACCCACTTGGGAGCATTACTGGTCTAATATGTTTAAAACCCCAGATACTCCTGCCGATGAACTTATGTCAAGGGTTGATTCTGATTTAAAGGGGAAAAATTTAGTAGATGCTGTTACTGAGGAATTAATGCAAGATGAAACTGAGTTTGTTGACCCCTTTGGTGAGCAGGTTATAAGGGGGGGGTTTCCTAGATTTTATTCCCAGTATAGAGAGTATTTAATAGAAGGACCACAGGGAAAGGAGGTAACTTTTGCTGAAAGAGCCACTGATCCAACTATTAAATCATATGAAAAGGGCGAGCAGTTGACGGGGCCGTTAGAAGAATCTCAGATAGAGTTAAAACTGGATAGGCTTATGGATTTATCAAGAAGAAGGTATAGATCAAAAGCCGAACAACTTTTATTAGAAAAGGGTTATATCACCGAAGATGACACAAGGATGCGTTGGGAAGACTAGATGGCAAAATATCCAAAAGTAACTGAAGAAGAATTAGTATCAAGAATCAAAACAGAGATTACAGACTCTCTTGGTTATGGTGATGACATATCCAAACAGAGAGAGACTGCTATGGAATATTATTATGGGCTTCCCTTTGGTAATGAAGTAGAGGGAAGGTCTCAGTTTGTAGATTCCACTGTTGCTGATACTATTGAATGGATTAAACCCTCTCTTATGAGAGTGTTTGCTTCTGGCGATGAAATGGTTAAATTCTCCCCCCACGGCCCGGAAGATGTACAAATGGCAGAACAGGCCACAGATTATGTAAACTATGTGTTTACAAAAGATAATCCGGGTTGGGAAATATTATACTCTTGGTTCACTGATGCTTTACTTTCTAAAAATGGAATTGTAAAAGTCTGGTGGGATGAGTATTCAGAAGAACAAAGAGAGGAATATAGTGGTTTAGATGATACGGGTATTCAGGCTCTTTTGATGGACGAGGGTGTTGAAGTAATAGAACATACCGCGTATGAAGACTCTGCTGGTTATGGCGGAGAAGCTGGTGGAGTTCCCCAGATGCTACATGATGTAGTTATTAAAAGAACAAACTATGACGGTAGAATAAAAATAGAAAATGTCCCTCCATCTGAATTCTTAATCTCAAGGGAAGCAAAACATATCAACGATGCAAGATTTGTTTGCCATCGTGTAAAGAAAACTTTATCTGAGTTAAGGGAGATGTATCCAGACGAAAATCTTGGCCCGGAAGACCTAAGTAGTGGTGAATATGATGATGTATTTCCGGGGGAAAGAGAATCAAGGTTTGGTTTTGATAATACTTCAGGTTTTACATTTGGGGAATCTGAACATGAGGAGGCATTAAGGTCATATTGGTTACACGAGTCTTTTCTGAAGACTGACTTTAATAGCGATGGTATTGCAGAGTTAAGAAAAGTCTGTACAGTTGGGGATAAAGTTTTACAGAATGATGAGATAGACTCTATCCCGTTTGTTTCTATTACTCCGGTAAAAATCCCGCATAAGTTTTTTGGTTTATCTGTTGCAGATTTGGTGATGGATTTGCAGTTAATGAAATCCACACTAACAAGAAACCTCATGGATAATATGTACAACCAGAATTTCGGCAGATATGCCGTGATAGAGGGTCAGGCCAACCTAGATGACCTTCTCACGCAAAGACCGGGCGGGGTAGTCAGGGTAAAAGCACCCGGCGCTGTTACAAGATTAGATACACCAACTCTAGAACCATACTCTTTTGAGATGTTGAAGTATATAGACGGCATCAGGGAGTCAAGAGCCGGTGTAACCAAATACTCTCAGGGCATGAATGAAAACGCCCTGACATCACATACTACGGCTACTGCTGTCAACGCCGTTATGACAGCCGCACAGAGTCGCGTAGAACTCATTGCAAGAAATTTTGCAGAAACCGGGGTTAAGGATTTAATGAGAACCATTTATGAACTTCTCCTTAAAAACCAAGACAAACAAAGAACTATTATGTTAAGGAACCAATGGATTCCTGTACGCCCGGACGCTTGGAAAGATAAATATGATTGTACGGTATCTGTTGCTTTAGGTAATGGGAGTAAAGACCAACAGATGGCTCATCTTTCACAAATGCTCAGTTTTGCTGGGCAGGCCATGCAGGGTGGATTAAGTATTGTTACTGAACAGAATATGTATAATCTTGGAGCGTCGCTTGTTAAAGCAATGGGTTTTCAGAATGTTAGTGACTTCCTGACCGACCCATCTCAGGCTCAACCTAAAGGCCCATCACCACAAGAACAAATGGCACAAACCGAGCTTCAAATTAAGAAGGGTGAACTAGATGTTAAAGTTGCTGAAACACAAATCAAGCAACAAAAGGTTCAACTTGACGCCGCTAAGTTGCAGGCAGATACTGCTATGAAAGCGGCAGAAATCCAACTAGAGGCTGAACAGGAGAGGCCTGTAGGAATAGGTTAAAAAGGGGAACAAGTTAATGGTAGATTTACAAAGAGAGGAACACGCTAAACGCCTCCTTTCTGACGAGTTGTTTAATGAAGCATTTGATATATTAAAAGAAGATTTGATGTCCCGCTGGAACGCCAGCGGTTCAAGAGAATCGGAGGCCAGAGAATCAATCTGGCTAGCGATGAGACTGCTTGATAGACTTTATGGTCATATAACGTCCATAGTTGAAACTGGACACATGAATAAAGTTCTTGAAAAGCAACACCCATTCATTTAAGAGGAATAAATTATGGCGGACACGCAATCAGCCCCGCAACCGGCTACACAGCCACTACAACCCGCTCCCGGCAGTATAGCGGAAGCAGAAGAGGTATTACTCGGACTTCTGGAACCTGAAAAGGAGACACCAGAAACTGAGGAAGCCGCACCTACAGAAGAGGAAGAGTCCACAGAAGAAATTCAAGACGAATCATTGGATGAGGAGCCTGAAGAAGATGAATCTGAAGAGGAATCTGAAGAGGAAGACGATGAAGGCACTGATGAACGCGCAATAGAAGGAGATGACCTTTATGCTATTACTATAAATGGTGAAGAGCATGAAGTAAGCATGGACGAACTATTGAAAGGTTATTCGCGTCAATCAGATTATACCAAGAAAACACAAGAACTGTCAGAACACCGGAAGGCATTTGACGGCGCTAGGCAACAAATGGCGCAAGAATACCAGCAGATTCAGGCAGAAAGGCAGCAGTATATAGATTCTTTACAACAAATTGTAGATAGTTCTGCTCCGGGTCTGGAACAGTATGCCAGTATAAACTGGGAACAACTAAAAGCCGAAGACCCAATAGCATTTATCACAAAGAAGGAAGAATTTAGAGAAGCACAAGATAACATTGCCCAATATCAGGCACAGCAGGACGAGGCATATCAGAAACAGTATCAAGAATATCAGCAGCAAGCCCATCAGGTTCTTCAACAGGAACACTCTAAGATGGCGCAAGTTTTGCCGGAATGGAAAGAACCAGACAAGCAAAAGAAAATTGCCAAAGATATAAAAGAATATGCTCTGTCAGTAGGCTATACACCTGAAGAGGTAGGTTCTCTTGTAGATCATAGGTCTTTATTAGTTCTTATAAAAGCCCAAAAATATGACAGTCTACAGAACGCTGATGTTAAGTCTAAAAAGCTTAAAAATAAGCCCAAAGTAGTACGGTCAGGAAAGGGGAAGAGTAAGGGTGAAGACAATAAGGTCAAACGTGCTGCAAAAATGAAACGTCTCCAGAAGTCAGGTCATGTTGATGACGCGATATCTATTCTGGAAGATATGATGAAAGACTAATAAATTTCTTTAAGGAGAAAAACAAATGGCAATTGCTACAAATACGTCGCTGACTTTTTCGTCAGTAGCGATCCGCGAACAATTGTCAGACGTAATTTACAATATCGCTCCTTTGGATACCCCCTTCATGTCGGGCTGTTCTAAACAGACTGTAGATAATACTTTCTTTGAGTGGCAAACTGACACGATTACCGCTGGTGCGGCTAACCGTAAAATTGAAGGCGATGACAGTATTGCTGCCACCGCACGGGTACTTCCAACGCGACTTGGAAATTACACCCAGATTTCACAATATGTAAACTTGACATCTGGAACTGACGATGCG